TTACCGAAGGCGTTCCGGCATGGGACGCTGGGCTTGGTGGATGTCTTTGTGATGCACAGGTTCCTGTGATTGCCCAGCCGCAGCTAACGCAATAGGCAGATCAAGGTGCTCGGGAGCGAGCTGTGGCATTGGAGTTGGGCTGAGCGACTCCCAGCTCTTGATCAAGAATGAAAGTAGCTCGACGACCTGTCTCGGCCTTTCGCGGGATGCGAGGAGCACAGTGGCGACGATGTAGAGGCAACAGGCCATTGCGATCGGCGCCCATAGCAACACCACGCCTTCCTGCCTAATGAGATTGGCCGCAGCCAAAGCACTGCCCGCCAATGCGGGGGCCAAGCCCAGCCGGCGGAGATCGCCCGAGAAGAGACCAACCCGCTGCTCAAGCATGTCCCAGTGCCACTTGTACTGTGTCAGTGCGTATTCGACAAGGTGCTTTGGAAAGGCGCGAAGCAACTGGATCTGCTTCCAATCTTGAATCGTGTCGCGGCGCATCCTCCGGAGCATTGCAGGAGTGGGATCCTTGCGCGCTCTTCGGTTGGCGATAACCGCATTGACGAGTGAGGATAGGATGTACGCAACAACGAGTACGAATCCTGTAAAGAAACCGGATTGAAGGTAGGGCTCCGCCGGCTCCTGCAAAGATGTAGCTGCAGTCACAACTGCCGAGGCGGCAGTGATCACGAGCACGCCAACATATGCGATCAGAAGGCTGCGTTCTAAGAGGTATGGCCAGGTCGCTGTAGTGCTGGGCAACGAGAGCGGCTTCTCGCTTGTCAGCTCGTTGAGAATTCCCAGAATTTCGGCAAGGCATTGCTCATCGTGTTGCTGGTTTGTCATGTCCGGTGGCAGGTGAAGACGGTTCACTTTGATATCGACGGTAAGAGATGGCGCTGAAGGTCGTCCTACGCAGAGGCTTCTCAGAGAGGTCTTGAGGAGACACAAAGCTGAAGTGGTGGCTGCCAACCCACTGGTTCGGCCCAGTCCTATGGAAACATAATATACATACCGCCGTTGTCGGCAGCGCTAACCGCCTGAATTTGGGTGGTTTTTGCGTTTGCGAGGCCTGGCATCGACAGCGCTACCAGCGCGACGACCGCAGCCGCCGCGCCCATTCGGTCCAGCATCAGCCGCCATAGCGCCCGTTCGGTGGCCGTCGTCGCCCTCTCGGCATGGATCATCGCGATCCACGTGGGGCCATCAAGCTTCGCCAACGCGCAAATTTGCGCAATTCGCTCATCGGACAGCGGCTTTTCGCCCGCGCGCGCCTTCGATAGAAGCTGGCGCTGAATCCCCAGCCTTGCCGCCAAAGCGTTGTCAGACGGGATTCCCGTGCGTTCGCGGGCGGCGTCGAGCAGTTCACCTACGGCGGTCATGGTGTCCTCTTGGTTGACAACGTGTGGTCCATTTAGATTACATGTTCCGCGTGGTCCGAATGGACCACACCCGCCACCGGCACCCCAAGGCCGTTGGCGGGCTCCCTTGGGGCGGGGCTTGGGGACGGGGTAGGGCAATGGATGCGCTTATCGGGGTCGTTCTTGCTGGCTGCATTGCGGCCGTGTCCTTCGGGCTGGCGCTGATTCCGCGCCGCCTGTCTGTCGCACTGGCTGCGACTCGATCCAATCCGGCCGCTGAGGCTGCCGTCATCGCCCAGGCACTGGCCGAGGTGCGCCGATGATCCCGGCCGCGCCCACCTTCATCACTGCACCGGTCGTCCAGATGGCAGGCGATCCGCTCCATCTGTTCCTTCGCGTCAACGGGATCGCATTCGGCGTGTTCGTTCTCTGCGCCTGCCTCGTCATGTGGATTGCCGACGACCGGGAGGCCGGGCGATGAACGATTTCAAGTTCTGGGCCCCGATTGTGGCGGGCTGGATTGTCGTCATCGTTTTCATTGGATGGTCAATGGGCATGGAAAGGCGCAAGAAATGAGCACCTTCCTCGACCGTCTGTACCGCTGGTTCTTTCGTCTGCCCGCGTGCACTCCGGGTCACTGCTACTGCCGACGCACCTGCATCTGCTTGCTTCAGGAGTCGAAAGAATGAGCGCCGTCCAGCAGCTCCGATGCGCCTTCTGCGGCAACGTCGCCACCTATCTGTTCAAGGGTGGCTGCTGCTTTGAATGCACCGAGTCGGACGGCCGCATTGAAATTCCACCGACTCCCGTTGATCCGCGCTCGCCAGAGTTGCGGGCATTCGACCTGTCCGTCGCTATGGACAGGGCAGGGCAGCGCAGCGTGGAAATCGCCAACGAAGATATGCGCCGTTCGCAGCGCGCTTCTGGCACGCCCCTGCAAGAGTATTTCCGTGTCGGGGAACTGCTTAAGGGCGACGGCCGCGTAGCGGCCGACGCCCTTGGGCTTGTCTATTACAAAACAAGTGACACGCCGGTTCGGCTGGGCCGCGTCACCATTGAAATCGACCCGCTATTGGCGCGGGCGCAGCGGCTGCGAAAGACCGTCATCACCGGAGCACGGCTTCATGACCAAGAAGCGCAAAAAGGTTCGCGCCGTGGCGCGTGGTATTTCCTCACGCTCACCTACCGAGACGGAAGCGATAGCAGCCCTCGTGACGTTAGCGAACTACTTAAACGCATGCGCGGCTACTTCAAGCGCACTCGAGATCGGCGAGCACGGTGGCACGGTGAAGTGTTCCGTTACGTCTGGGTCGGCGAACTTACTCAGCGACTCCGTCCGCACTATCACGTGATGGTGTGGGTGCCGAAGGGCATGTATTTCGGCAAGGTCGATCAGCGTGGCTGGTGGCCGCATGGATCCAGCCAGATCGAGAAAGCTCGCAACTGTGTTGGCTACCTCGCCAAGTATGCGAGCAAGTTCACAAGCGTCGTGGCAGGTGCATTTCCGAAGGGTTTCCGCACTAGCGGCGTTGGCGGGCTCAACGATGAGTCCAGGCGCGAACTGCGTTGGTGGAAAGCACCGAAAGAGGCCCGCGAGGCACTCGGCGGTGATGCAGACATCCGCAAAACGAAAGGCGGGTGGTTCGACAAACTTACCGGGGAGTTCTGGCCGTCCCCGTGGAAAGTCACATTCGCATTCGGCCGGACTATCGCTTGGAAGGTAATCCCACTATGAAAGTTCAGATCATGACCGAGCAGGTCGAAACCCGCTCGTTCCCGGCTCGTGACGGCAAGGCCGCAACCAACTTCCGCGAGCAGAAAGCCGCCGTGATTCGTGACGGAGATTTCCCGCTGCCGTTCAAGCTCACGCTTGATGATGACCAGCAGCCCTACAGGGTCGGCACCTACGACCTGTGCCCGACATCGTTGCAGTCCAGCAAGTACGGCGGTCTTGAATTCGGGCGCCGCATTCGCCTGCTGACGCCGTCGCCCGCACCGGGCTCGGTCGCGGCGAAGGCCTAAGCCATGTCCGATCCGGCACCACTCTACGTCGTCGGTTGCTCTGCTGAGAACGTGCAGCAAGACGGCACATGTTCGGTTCCGGTTTGGATGCCTTACCACCAGCCAGTTCTTCCACCCCTGGACTTGGCTGATGGAACCCTTGTCGCATTCGCCATTGTGGGCGCATGGGCAATCGGGTTGAAAGCGCGTCTCGCATTCCGCGCGGCTCGCCTAGGGGTCTACTGAAATGACGAGGAAAATCACTATGAAGTACATGAATCGCCTGCGCCGCTTCGGCGCCTCCGTCCCGGCCAAGATTTCTGCTGGCGCCGCCACCGTGCTGGCATCCGGTGCCGCTTTCGCTTCCAGTGGCTCATCCCCCGGCGCTGCCATTGCAACGGCTATCAGCGGCGGTGATGCCGATATGAAGCTGATCATCGGCGCGTGCGCCGTTCTGCTCGGCATCTTGGTCGTGTGGGCATACACCAAGCGGGCCGCGAAGTAACGTCGCGCAGTGTAGAGCAGGGGGCGCGCGGAAACGTTCGCCCCCTTTTTCTTGGGAGAAGGGATCATGGGCTACTTCGTCATCGTGGCTATCTGTGGGGCGTGCTGGCTCGCGTTCGAGGGCATGTGATGAGGCGCATTCTGCTGTTCCTGTTCGTGCTTGTGCCATCGCTGGCTTACGCCATCGATCAAGGCGAAGCGACTGAGCAAGCCATCAGCAACATTCGGCAGTCCTGTAGTGGCGCTGTTGCTGGTGCGACTATTGATTCAGGCACCATAGGGCTGATCGTAGGCCCGGGTAGCGTCAACGCGTTTGGCAACTGCCATTTTCCGAACGGCGGATTTCAGGGCCGTCATAGTTCCACGGTCGCGTTCGATCAGTCCTGCCAAGCTCGAGGCACAAAGACCACGCCGTTCTTTCCTCCATCTGGCTCCGTCTCATGCAGTCGGGGCTGTGAGGTCAAGTACGCAGACAACGGCGACGACACGACGTCTTATTGGAGCACCGGCCAAAGCTGCAATGAAAAGCCGGATTGCACCAAGCAGGGCAGCAACATGATCTGGAATGGTGCGCTGAAGGTTTGCCAACCCGTGGAGCCTGAGTGCCCGGAAGGCAAGGTTAAGGTCGGGAACGCATGTGCTGATGAGAAGCCTTGCCCTGATGGCATGGCGTTGGTAAACGGCTCCTGCAAGAAGAAGGACGAAGAGTGTCCAGCGGGCATGATCCGCAGCCCGCTTGGCACCTGCATCCCAGGTGACGGGCAGTGCGCTAAGGGTGAAGTGCGCGGGCCTGATGGCACCTGCAAGAAGGACAAGAACAACGACGGCCAGCCAGACAGCGATGATCCAGAGAGCTTTTCTGGTGGCGACACATGCGAATCTCCGCCGTCCTGTAGCGGGTCGCCCATCATGTGTGGTCAGGCACGGATTCAGTGGCGAATTGACTGCAACACCCGGCGCAACAACAACATCAGCGGCGGCCATTGTTCCCAAGCCGGTACGCCCACCTGTACAGGCGAGAAGTGCAACGCCATGGAGTACACGCAGCTTCTGATGCAGTGGCGCTCCGCCTGCGCGATTGAGAAGCTTGCCTCCAAGCAAGACACCCCCGGCCAAGGCGGAACAAACGGCGATGCCAACGGCAACGGAGTTGCAGATGCGCTTGAGGGGCAGGGGACACCAGCTAGCACCGGTGACGTTGCAGCCGATGTAGCGAGCGCCAAGAAGTGGGGAATCGGGCTTTCCACTGATCGCCTGGACACCAGCAACATGTTTGGCGGTGGGGGAAGCTGCCCGGAGCCGCCGTCGATCACCATCATGGGAAAGACCGTTTCCGCTGCCGATATGCCCTATTTCTGCAAGGTCGCCGCGATACTTCGCGCGTTGATCCTGATATTCGGCGCCTATACCGCTATTCGAATTCTCATGGGAGCATCCTTCTAATGGGCATGGTCTGGGACTGGATCACAGGTGGCGTAACGCACCTTCTTGGCAAGACGCGCGAGGTCGCCGCAGGCCTCATTGGCAAAGCGCTTGCAACCTTTGGACTCACGACTGTTACCTTCAATGCCCTGCTGCCGAATCTCAAACAGTTCGTTATGCAGTTCGTTGGTGGAATCGATGGGCCCGCGTGGCAGATGCTGTCGTACTTGGGTGTGGGGGTGGCGTTCTCAATGATCTTCTCTGCACTGACAGTTCGTTTCGCGTGGAAGATATTTGTCGTACCGAAGTCCGTTGCCGATCAACTTGGAGGCGGCTCATGATCTACTGGTATACGGGTCAGCCTGGGCACGGCAAAACGCTGCACGCCATTGAGCGACTGCTGGAATTTAAGGATCAAGGGCGCATCGTCTACGCCTGCAATATCCGCGAGTTCGACTACGAAAAAACCGGCGTTCTGGAGATGACTCCCGAACAGTTCCGTGACTGGCCCAGCTTCCTTCCTGATGGTGCCGTGGCGTTGGTCGATGAGGCATACGAACACGGCATGCTCCCCAAGCGTGCGCCGGGCGCCAAGGTTCCGCATCATGTTGAGCAGCTGGCGAAGCATCGTCATCGTGGTTTGGACTTCATCTTTGTCAGTCAGTCGCCAGATAAGCAGTGCGACCAGTTCGTGCACGACTTGATTGAGCGTCATATCCATGTGCGGCGTAGGTTTGGAACCAAGTTTGTCCACCTGCGGGAGTTCGACCGGTTCGAGTCCAGCGCTGAGAAAGCTACACCGCTGGTCATTCGCCGTAAGAAGCTGCCAAAGCGGCCGATGGGGACGTACAAGTCCACTGAGCTTGATACAACCCAGCGCCGCATTCCGTGGTACGTGATCGCATTGCCCGTCTTGATTGCCCTGGGCATCTTCATGCTCTATCAGGCGTTCTGGCGGATCGACAAGCGCGGGGTGAATGCGGACGGCGCTCATCTACCCACCCCGAATGGCGCAACTGTGCCGCGCGACGGAGCGTTAGCGACGGCGGGCGGCACAGGTGGCGCCCGTGCCCATCAGCCGCTGAAGGAATATGTAGATGGATATCTGCCACGCGTGCCGTCGCAGCCGTGGAGCGCTCCTATCTACGACGACAAGCTAAGTCTTCCAAGTGAGCCGCCTCGGCTCTTTTGCATGTCCTCATTGGGCGGAAAGAACGGTCTCGGTCAGTACGATGAGCCAAGCTGCAACTGCGTAACGGAGCAGGGCACGCGCTACGACCTTGATGAGGCTACGTGTCGCTACATTGCGCGGCGCGGCCAGTACGAGCCTTATCTTCCTCGCAGGGAGGACCGATTCGTTGATGCACAGACGCAGATGAATCGGGCTGTTCGGGAGATCAATGAGCGCGAAATTCAAGGCACCAACATCGGCCGTGGGAACCGTGCGATGGGGAGCTTCCCGGAGTCACCGCCGATTCCGACAAGCACTTACATGACGACTCCAGCCGGGGAGAACCGGCTATGA